TTTGATATACTATGAATTCCATTTCTTGTTCTTGCCATATATAAATTAAAATCGTTTTTATTTACAAGTCGAATATATCCATCAGAAAAGTCTTGATTAATACGCTTATCCATAATAGAATAAAAATTAGATCTATCTATTTTTAATTTAAAATAAATAGCTCTGTATTGTATCATGTTATCTTCATAACCCCAAGACCAAAAATTAGGAAATCCTCCTATGTCTTCAAAGTCTTTTGCGTTTATTGAAAATATTCCACCTAATGCATTTGTAGTTCCATAAAAGTGTTTTATTGTTCCGCTAGTTGTTTCATAATCGAATATATTTTTTTCTTTTGGGTACGTATCTACATCATTAAAAACAAGTGTTATGTTTGTATAATGATTAGGATATTTACTTTTTATAAACAAAAATCCAATATTTTTCATTGCTCCTCGATTAAATTCCCTATCATCTTTTTGATGAATAAAAAATATTTTATATAAGTTTTCATCATAATCTTCCATAATATATTCCATTTTTTCTAAAAATTCTTTTTTTTGTTTATCTCTATTTCTGTATGGAATAATAAATATAATTTTGGGTATAGACATTTTATATATTATAATAATTTATTTTCTTTGTGTTATAATACGAGGAACGATGTTTATTGTTTGTAATTCTTGACTCAAGAGTTTATAAGCATAGGGCACATCTACTTTGGAAAAGTCGGATCGATTTTCACATGTATGACATAGATGAGTTCGGAAATCGTTATTTATATATTTTTTATTTTTATCTCCGTTGTTAAATGATACGATCATACCACATTTATTACAAATATGCATACTATATTTATCTGAAACATCGTATAAACGTTCTCTGCAAAATCTGGAAATACCATGTGCTATCATAACATCTCTTTCCATTTCTCCAATTCTAAAACCACCATCTCTACTTCTACCTTCAGCTGGTTGTCTAGTAAGATTTACCATAGGACCAATAGAACGACTATGTTGCTTATCATTTACCATATGTTTTAGTCTCTGATAAAATACAGGACCAAAGAATATGCTGGTTTCAATTTGTTCTCCAGTTAATCCATTATACATAATTTCATTACCATAACTTTCATAGCCTAGATTTTGAAGTTCTTTGCTAATTGTATTGACATCTAGATTTCCAAAACTTGTACCATCTCCAAACATACCTAATTCAATTAACACTTTTCCTAATAGGGTTTCCTTTAATTGAGCAATAGTCATTCTGGATGGAATTGCATGTGGATTAATAATAAGATCAGGTTTCATTCCGTCTTTTGTGAATGGCATATCGCATTCATCAATAATATTTCCAATAGTACCTTTTTGTCCATGTCTACTTGAGAATTTATCTCCTAATACTGGCTTTCTTAAAGTACGAACACGAACTTTGGCAAAGTTATAACCGTCACCATTTCTTCCAGTATAATTTTTATCGATGTAAGTTTCTTCGGTTGTTCTAAATGTCTTACTTTGATCTTCATATTTAATTACCTTTGTTGGATCGTTTCGATTTTCTTTAATAGGGATGGTTTTGGCAATAATAACATCTCTATTTTCTACCAAAGTATTTTCTGGTATAAATCCTTGTTCGTTAATTTTATCATAATTTCCAAACTTGATTCCTTTTGTTTTTGCAGGATCTGGTTTACAGCGAATAATTTCATCACGAATAATATTTTTATCTTCATCCTTTTCTGTATGATAAATAGTTGCTAAAAACAAACCTCTATCTAGTGATGCTTTATTAATTAATACACTATCTTCTTGATTATATCCAGTATGTGTCATAATAGCAACATGAATTTGCGTACCAGAAGGTATTTGATTTAATTTTAAGAAATTCATCACTCGTGTGTCAACTAATGGTCTTGTAGGATAATTTAACACATAAGCAGTCTTATCCATTCGTTTATCATAATTTGTGGCATAAACACCCATAGCCTGTTTACCCATAGCACATTGATAGGTATTTCTTGGTGCTTGATTATGTTCCGGATAAGGAATACAAGAACCTAGTACTCCGAAAATGGTGCTTTGATGAATTTCGCTATGTGTATAGTTAAATGAAAATTTTCTATCTTGTAAATAATCTTCCTTCGATTTCATCGCTATCATACTATAATTTTGTTCTTCTGCATCAATATATTCAATAACAGACTCATCTAATTTACAATTTGTAAGTAGTTCATTCCATTTAAGCTCTTTTGAGACAATTTTTTCTATATGTTCTTTGGTAATAATTACTTTGTTATTTTTAACTTTTAACACAGGTCTTGTTAGACGTCCTCCATCATTACAAATTCTTATTTCAAGGTCTTTATAATTAAATATGATAGAGGTATAAATATTGATAATGCCTTTGTATTTCTTATCTTTCATATCATTATATAGTTCAATAGGCTTTTCTGTAACGCCTAACCAACAACCATTTATAAATACTTTTACTTTTCCATAGAAATTATCGTTTGTTTCTAATGAAATCAAATATGGATCAACGTAATCATATAAAGCGTTGCTGTTAGTGGGTATGGTAATATGTGCCATATAACTAATATTTTTTACAACACCAATCGATTGACCTTCTGGAGTTTCTGCTGGACATAAGAAACCCCAAGTTGTTCCATGTAGTTTTCTTGGTTCAATCAATTCACCGCTTTTTTCCAAGGGTGTATTAATTCTTCTCAAATGGCTTAAACTGGAAACATATGTAAGTCTACTTAGCACTTGAGCTACACCAACCTTACTACTATTTGATTGTTTGATACTAAAATCACCAGTAGATAAAGCTCTATTAATTCCATTTTCAATAGTAGCAGATTTCATTATTTTATAAATATTTGTCATATTAATTATATTTTCGTAATCTTCTGTTGATCTCCAAGAACCATTATTTATTTCACGAACGATTTGTTTTTGCATTTCTTTTACAAGCTTATTAAAATAGTTTCTGAACAAGTTATTCAATAGTGTTCCGGTCAATTCAATACGCTTATTAACATAAGAATCGCGATCATCGCATGGAATTTTACCAAGACTTGTTCTAATAAGTTTACTAGCCATATATCCAAGTAAATACAATTTTTGGGTAACAGTTTTACAGTGAGGAAACAAATCAGTATCTAATACTTCGATTGTAAATTCTTTCTTTTTTCTAGCTCCTGTTTCTTTATCCATATTTAGTGGTGTAAACGCTGCATAGTTTGTAATATAATCAATACACTCCTCTTTTGACATATATTTATTTGCATCAATAATAGAGGCTTGTAAATAGTTTAATAGTTGGGCTTGATCTTTATTTTCAATATCAAGGAGGATGTGTTTGCAAATATCTTTATCACTTTCAATACCAAGTGCTCGAAACAGAATAAATAATTCAATAGGTTGTTTAATTCTTGGAATACTTACAAATAGACCATGACCAAAACCATTATTTTTACTTGCTATCATCATTTCAATCTGCTTGGGAGAAATACACTTGAAGTCAGGAACAGACTTAATTTCTGCAAACCAGCTCCATTTTGTTGTATTTTTTCCATCAAAGCAATAGATTCTATTCTCTGCTGCTCTTTCTTGCCCTAGAACTGTTTTCTCAGATCCTTTGATAATGAAGTAACCACCACAATCCATTTTACATTCTCCAGTATGTTCATTATTTAATTGCTTATTTTGTGTTAGTACACAAATAGATGATTTCAACATAATAGGTATCTTTCCGATATTAATTTTTGATAATGTTTTTTCAAATATTTTCGGATTGTCCATATTTTCGGTATTGCGTACAATATATTGAATATTGATGTCTAATGTCATAGTAGATGCGTATGTAAAATTACGTAATTTAGCTTCTTGTGGAAGCATAATTTTTGTAGCACCATTATTTTCATATATTTGAGGTGGATATAATTTAAAGTTTGCAAAGGAAATATTGATTTCTAAGAAATATTTATCTTTTTCTGCAACGTAATCATTCTCCGAATGAATTAAGACTGGATTAAACATCTGTATAGTCCTTTGAATTTGATAATTAATAAAATGATTATATGATTCTATTTGGTGTCTAACTAACCGTTCCAAATACTGACCTTCAAAATAAGATTCAATAATTGCATATGGCTCTTCAATATAATTTCCAAGATCATCAAGCAAAAAGCTTGTGTCTTCTTCTTTCATCTTAATTTCGCTTTTTTCGCGAATAAGTGTTTCCAAATTATTTGAAAAACCAACTTCTGCGGATTTAAAGTTATATTCCATGATTTGATGTTTATAATTAATAATTGTTATTTCAATTTTTTAGGTTTTTAATTCGGTATTATATAAATACTAATATTGATTCTTTATTTATTGTTTTTGAATATTCCAAAAATATATAGAAAATATAAATAACGCTGTATATAATAATTATCTAGTTATTATATATAGTTAGATAACATGAAAAATCAGAGAGGATGTATGGTTTGCAAATTAGATAAGAATGGTGCACTTAAATATAGAAGTCTATTTTCTCATATGATACTGTCGCATATAGCAATCATTATACCATGTATTTGGTGGTTACTTGGTCCGAATAAAGGCGATTATTATTCGGTAGCAATTGATAAATTTATGGCTATAACATTAACAATAATCATATCATTTTCTGTGATATATCATTATTATTATGAATGTGTTATATGTAATTTAGAAGAAATAGCAGCAATAATTGGAATAATAATACTAAATTTATATATGATTTATCGAGGTGTACTTTATTTATACATAGGTTTAGGTTTTATAATAGTACTTTTATTAAAAATATTAATTAATTATGTGTCTATAGGAAAAAATATTAATTTATATGAAGACTATCATGCATATTGTCATTATATAGCAGGGATATACGTGGCATATTGTGTATATTTTATTAGAGAAACATTTAAATAGTGTTTTTCTTTTTTCTTAGTGTTTTTCTTTTTTGTTTTTTCTTTTTTTTGGAAAGATTTTTTCTTTTTCTTCTTGTCTTTTTTCCTCCTCTTGGTGGTCCACGTAGAAGACTTCTTGTAGATATATCACTATCTCCTACATTACAAGCTAAATCTATGATAATTGTATCTGTGTATTCTTTACTTTTTAATTCTTCGATAATTTCACTTAAACGAATTGTATAGTTTTCACTATCAGTATAACTTCGTGTTAAATATTTTTCAAATTCTGGTAATAAATATTCATAACCGTCTGATTTTAATAAAATCATAGTA